TGTCCTTAGTACTGGAAGCCAACTTATGTTTAATATATGCGTTTTTATCGAACGAACGACCTACATAATAATTTAAAAAACCATCTTTATCATATGATGGAACTACAACCATATTTCTTAATGGACCTTGTTCACAATAATGTAAGTCGTATTTTACTACGTCTTGTTGAGTGACTCCTCTTTGGTTTAAATAATGTAAAGCATGTTTTGATAAAACTGCAGAGCTAGACATAATTGGTGTGACTTCTTTAGGTAGCGTTAAAGTGTTAGCGTCAACTTTTTGTTTGACTTTTGATTTGAAATTATATTGTTGATCTATTTCTTTTAAAGCACTATATGCTGCACCTGGAGCGTTGGCTTTTTTAAGTAATTGAAAAGCTCTATGACCTTTATAACCACAAACCCAACACTGAAATTTTTGAGATAGTAAGTTAAATGTTAGTTTATTCTTATGGTGGTTACAAGAAGGACATTTAAAAACAGCTTCGTCTCCTCCACGAGCAGACTTACTTCTACCTAAAACTGATTCTAATAATTTTTTTAATAAATCTTCTTTCATCTAAAATCCCTATCATAAAACTTACCTAATATATTATCATTAAGATATTTAGGTGTTTCTAAAACTTCTAATATAAATTGATATTTACATTCTAAATATGTAAGTTCTTTTTTATTATAAGCCACTTGTAGGATTTTTCTTTCTAAGTCTTCTTTATTTGCGTCTTTTATAAAACTGTGAGAACCATAGTAAGTTTTCCAATCGCTTTCCTTTTGTACTCTTTTAAATACAGGAGGACGACCTTTACCTTCCCAAAGTGCTTTTTCTTTTTTGCCTAATTTTTTCTTTAAATTGTAAATTAAAGATTTTTTACCAATATACCTTTTACCCGTTGGTAAATGTGTTGTTTGATAGATGAAACCAAATGCACCTTCTGGAAGGTCAACGATTTCATTGATTTGTTCATTTAAGTAATACCACATAATGGTGAATGTATGAAAAATATTTTAGGTATCCCAGCGAAGTACAAAAGTAGTGTCAGTTTCATCAGAAGCTCTAACTGGCTGACCAAGTTTACCTACTACTAATAATTCGTTGTCTTCATTATAAAGACCAATTGTAGTAACATAAGGTTTAAAAAGTGAACCTGTTGCAAAATCTGCTAATTCATGGGAATCTTGAGATCTTATTTTTCTTGCTGAAATGTTTAATGTGTCATTAAATTCATATTCATCTATTGTACATTGATATTCATGTTCAAAAATTAAATGTGATCCTTGAAAATGAACTTTATATAAAACAGGTTCAGGATTTGTATTATTTGAACCTATAATTACTTTACTAAGAGATCTTCCACGAAAATTAGAAATAACATAAGCATTTCCATTGTCTATAAATCTAAGATTATTTAATCCACTAGCATTATCTTTAAATCTATAATCTGTTAATGTACCACTTTCATCAAAATTACCATTTCCCCCTATACCAAAATTTTCTATGAAAAAATCATTTGTAGGAAAAGTTCTTTCAAGTATTCCCCCAGGTTTAGCTAAAGGAGTTGAATTTATATAATAAGCTGATAATATATCCCATGGTACTTCTAATCTATATTCCCATAATCTGGTACCTTGTGTTTCGGTTCCAAAATTAGTTGCAGGAATCCATCCATTTACTGCATCAAATTGTGTACCCCATCCTCCTGCAGCAAACCTAGTACCTGTTGGTTCAGATATAGAGGAGGCTTGACTTGTTAAAAACATTTTAGTTCCATCATTATTAAATTCTATGGATCTTACTTTTATAGGATATCCTTCTGGTGAAATTAAAGATGTTAAATCTAATACTTTTCCTGAATGTCCATATCTATAATTTACAGGATTTCTATTAGTTGCTAAAGATGATGAATCAGTAAAAGCTGCAGGTTGATTATCTTTAAAATATTCACCTGTTATTTCTATACTGCTTATATCCCAAGGTACTGCTAAATTATGTTCTATTATATTGTAAGTAGAGTCTAAAGGAGTATTGGGACCACTTGGTAAACCAAGAGGATTTAAATAAAGATCAGGACCCATAGAATTATTTCTATGATCTCCACTATCAAATCTAACTTTTGCTGAATCATGTGCTGTGAAAAATTTAGTACCATCTGGTTTAAATGCAAGTGCCATTGGGGTTAATCCTCCTTGTCTATAATATTTTTGTGATGGGGTAACAGTTTGTTCTGCTATCATACTACTAAATTTATAATATTCAGTACGATATACTTTAGCTTGATCTATTCTTAAAGAATCAGCAGTCCAATTACTAGCATCACGGACAGGTGTTTGTGTAGCGGGGTTAGATCCACTAGATATATTCCAAGGAACAGTAAGAGGTATTTGAACTATTCCTCCTAAAAATCTCCAATAGGTTGATCCAGAACTAGCATGATTTTTAAAAAGATCAAGATTATTATAAGTAGCTGGAGGTATAGTTGTGGAGGATGGGTTTACTGTTTGAAAATGGGTATCCATTTCAGCCATAGTAGGATGATTAGATCCTGATAATATATCATGACCATTTCCAATTAGATATAAATTCATTCCATCAGGTGAAAATTTTATATCATGTGTATTATTTAAAAATAAATAAGGAAGAGAAGATGATATAGTTGCATATGAAGCTGTGTGTCCTAATGCGTGAGCTGTTGTACCCGTAAGATAAGCTCCTGATCCTACATCATTTCCTGTTGTGCTTTGTGAAACAAAAGAAAAAGGAGTACTTAACTCATGTTTATAAACCGTCATTGGGTGTTTATGTCGTAGACTTCTATCTGAATTAGAATATCCTGCGTTAACATTACTTAAATTACTTTCTCTTCTTTCTACATAAAAATGTTCTGTTCCATCTGGTTTAACATCAATCCCACCATGCATTGGTGTTGCATTACCATCAAAAGGTTGATTATTATAATTAAATTTAAATGTTCTTTCAGCAATTCTATCTACATTATGAGGATTAAATTCAAAAATTGCTTTAGTAGGTACGTCTATATCTTGTACATTTGGTTTTGTAATTGTTGCAAAACCATTTTGATAAAAAATATTTCCAATATAAGGAGAAGCATCTATACTTTCTGATATATTTTTAATTGAAGCTGTATTAAATTGATTATTCCATATATTTATACAACTTAAACTTCCATTAAAAAATTTTGTATCTGATCCTAATGTTTCATCTTTACTTATTATACCTTTAGAACCTATATATAAATTAGCTAAATTTCTTGTTTCTTCTAATACACTATCAGAAGCTTCTATAATTTTATTACCATCTATATGAATTTCCATTACAGATGATGATTTTTGAACTAAAACATGGTGAAATTCAGGATGTTTAGAAGAACCCGTTAGTTCAGCACTTATAGATATTGTTTGTTTTCCATCTGATCTTGCAAAATATAATGATTGACTTTGCATGTAAACCTCAAATGGAAATTGAGGCTGAGAAGGTATGTCTAAAGGTTGAGAAGAACCTGATTTTGCAGTATTTTTAGTTGTTTGAGTACCAGTATTTAAATCACTTGGAGATACTGTTTGTGTTCCACTTTTACATATAATATAACGTTTCGATTTATCGTAAAATACACTATTTGGTCCTCTTGGAACTCTTCTTACTGGTAAAAAGGTTTTAGGTGAGCTAGCTAAAGAAAAATCTTTAGGGAAAATATGATTTGGCAGAATTGCAGGAAGTAATCCTGTTCCTTCAAAAGGGTAAAGATAACCAACATATTGATTAGGATGACTAGGAAAAGATGACGATGCTTCTGTAGATGTTAATAGTGTATGTGGTAGAGCATCTGGGAGACTAAAATCTGCACTATCTGCTTCTAAATTTTCTTTTAAAAATTTAAAATCTGGATTTATAGTAAGTTCTAAAGGAAAAGCAGCTGTTGCATTTTGAAAACCCTTTATTATGTTTAAATTTTCATTTGCTGTGTGCATTTCTGTTAATGTGGGTATATACCAATCATTATATCCTTTAAATATAAGTCCATCTATAAGAGTACCTGCAGTTCCTGTAGCTGCCCCATCTGCATTTCTCATATTTACAGTTTGTGCTTTACCATCCCCTATTTTAGGTGTAAAACCAGGTCCTGTTGTTACATTACCTACTCCTGCGTTAGCGTTTGCTCCATCTACTCCCCAAACATATGGTTGACCTAATTGATTAGAAAATGTTCCTATTGCCTCTTTAGATATAATATAAATAAAAAATGGATCTACATCAAATATTCTTCCTCCTCCAAAATCTAATCCAATACTTGATGATGCATTTATTATTTTACCTCCTACAGGATTAGGATCTATCCAAAAAGATATTGAAAAATCTTCATTATTAAAATTAAATTTATCATTATGAGGAGATGTTATGTATGAACCTACTTTACTATCAAAATCTATTTGTGAATAATTGTTCCCATTAACTCCTAAATTACTATTTCGACTAAAATTGACTTTTTTATATGTAAATTCATTATAATAATAACTTTCATCTGTTTCTAATAAATTATTAGGAGTGCTATAACGAGGTGTTGCATCTGGGTGTTCTACTCCTCTTCTCCAAAATCTTTTAGTTATTCCTACTTCTTTATTTTGTGGATCAGTTAATTTAACAGCATATCCAGGAATAGTATCTAAATCATATGCTTTAAAAGCATTAACTGGTTCTAATTTAAATACATTTTTTCGAATGTCTGAAGGGTAATGGTTTATGTTAGTACCACTAATAATAAGATTACCGTAAGTATCATCTACTACTTGATAATTGCTTGAAGAAAGCAAAAATTCTCCTGGTTTTACTTCATGACCATATAATCCTGCTGGAATAGATAATATTTGAGCGGTTTTATATAATTTTCTTTGTTGTTTTAAATAATTATTATATCCAAATCTATCAAAAATATTTTTTTTAAAATTTCTATAAAAAAGATGATCTAATTGATTATATTTAATAACATTTTTAGTATCACCTCCATAAGCACCACTAGATGTACTATACTGAGATATAGATTCTGAAGTCCAACTAACACTGTGCCATGTTATTTGATTTTCTTCGGCTGATTGAGAAGTAAAATTATATTGTTTATGGGCATTAAAAGGAACTACTGCGTAATCTTGGGCTGTAAACTTTTTATAAGCTTCTGACATTTAAAGGACATTTTAATAATCTAATTTAACTCTAATAAGTGCTTCCTTTGTAAAATCTTTAACAACTGGTTGACTTAATTTTGCTACTGCAACTAAATCATTAGAATCATTATATAAACCTACAGTTGTAATGTAAGTTACTGGGTTATTTATCATACTACTATAAGTTAAATTACCTGTATTATCTGTAAATGAAGGGTTTGTTGTATAATTAAATTCAAAGTTTTTAGCTCTTGCAAAATAATATTGTGATGTTATTTTTTCTTCACTGTCTACTATAAACCCTCCTGCTGACATTGATATTGCATAAAATAATTGTTCTGGATTACGAAGTGCACCAATATAATCATATTGGTTTAAAGGTCCTCTTGATATATTAGGAGCTAATCCTGAAAAATTAGCTGTACCCATAGCTGAAGAACCAGTAGTTCCAAAAGCTGATGGGTTTAAAATGATTACACCTGCATCTGGGTAAAATAAACCATATGAAGAAGTTACATTATTACCTGTTCCAATTTGTAAATGGGTACCATCTTTAGCTATTCCACTAGATCCTGATACAATATTAAATTGTCTTCCTAAATTAGTAAGTTTAGCAGAACCATTTGTTGTAACACTATCATCTGTAAGGTGAATTTCTGATTGTACCCCTGGAGATACTTGTATAGAAGCAGATATATCTAAATTTAAAGTACCTGGTTTTAAAGATTGTTTATATCTTGCTCTTGCTATATTAATAACATAAATATCATCTGGCACATGAGTACCAAATGTAAAAAATTGATTTTCATCTCCATAAATTAAACTTCTATAAGCACCATAAGTTGTTCTAGCAGCATTAAAACCATGTGAACCACTATCAGATGTAAAATCAGGAGAACCTGATCCTAATCTATTACCATAACCAACAGAATATTGTATTTCTGCTGCTGATGATGAAGGATGTATATTATAAACATCTAAATGAAACCATCCTGAACTAGTAGGAGAATTAAAATGTTGTACAGAACTTGTATATCCTGTTTGTAAATTGTTTGTGTTATTACTCCATGTTGAAGTTACTAAAGAATCTGTACTTACTACTATATCTTGTTGGCTAAATCTTGTTAAACTCATTTATTTATTTTTTATATACTTTCTGAAGGAGTTGCATCTGAAGCTGCGGCTGTTGTTATTGCTACTGTTTTAGATATTTCAAGTGGTATTGTTAATCTTGCACCTGTATTTCTACCTTCTATTGTAAGGGTTGTTAATAATTTTTCATTTGATCCAAATAGAGATGTTGCACTAATTCCTGTTATGCTAAGTCCTGATCCATTAACACTTTCTCCAACAGCTGTTGTAGAATAAGGTGCTGCCATTCTAGCTCTAGGTGTTTGTTGTCCACCTACACCTGAAAATCTTGAAACTAATCGTCTGTCTGCTATTGTGTAATTATATCCATTTGGTTCTGCTAATCCTGTTGTTACACCATTATAATTAAGTGTTTTAGGAGTAAGAGAAAATGTTCCACCAATAGCTAATTTTATAATGTTTATTCCCGCATCAATAAATGGTATTACAGAAGTTCCTCTGTCTAAAGTTATTAATTTATGACGCATTATATGATTTCCATCTGGAATAGCTTCTATTACAGACATGTTTTCGATTGCTTCTCCTGAATATTGAGAACCATTTGGGTGGTTTTCATTAAACATAGTGTAATCTATTTCATCGTCTCCTAAAGCGAATTGTGTTATTTTAAAAGAACCATCATTACGTGCAATTAATTCACGTCCTCTTTTAGTTAAAATTGCGTCTACTGTGATTGTTGAACTGTCTAAATATCCCATTTTATTTGTGTTTTGTTATAAATATAAATTGTTTTAAAAATATGTTATTTTTATTTAGTTGCTTGGAAAGTTGTTGATTTTGTTAATATTCCTCCTTGTTTTAAATAATATTCTAAATTGTTTTTTATGTCTCCATGTAAATGTTCTGATATTAAAGCTATTCCTAAAGTTCCAATTCCTTGAAATAATTCTGTAGGTTTATCTATGTTTATTATAAGTGTATGATCTTTATCTAAAAATGAAAGTTCATAAGCTGCTGAACCAGAATAATTTAATACACGTGGATTTTCATTTCCATTCCAATAAACTCGTCTTGTATGACCTAATTTTACTCCACCAGAATCAGTTGCACGATCAAACAAAACAAAATTATCTCTAGTATTAACTGGAGGAGCTCCTATAGGGGTAAAAGGTGGTGTTCCTTTTAATTGTAAAATTGGATGTCTTGGAGTATTATGTCCCATAAATCCTCCTGGATTATTATTTGCATCAAAACTATCTAAACCTGATGTACCTGTTCCATCTGCACAACTACTTTCATCATTTAATGCAACTTCACCAAGACTTCCATATCCTTTATCTACCTCAAATGTACCCATACTTCTTTCATCATTAAAACCAGAAGCAAAATCTAAGGTTCCTTTATTTATTGTTAAATGTAATTCTGTAGTTTCAAAGTTTTTATTTAAAAAACCTAAAGTGTCATTTATTATAAATCTACTTGCTGAAAAGAAAGCACCTTGATATCCTGTATTAAGTGAAGGAAATGAATTACTTCCTGTATAATATAATTTTGTAAATTTATTTGTTTCTATTGTAGCTCCTGTATAATTTGGAGAAAAATCTCTTTCAACCATATAACTATCAGCTGCTAATCCATCTGTTAATGGTACTTCAGGGGCTCCAACACATCCAGGGGGAGTGGTAAGATTTGCAGGATCACTAGTTTTAATACCAAATCTAAATGATAATCTTGGAGTGTCTAAAGCTACTATATTATTAAATGATGGTGAATTTACTAGGCCAAAGTTTAAACTTGTATTATCAGTACAAATTCCCCCATCTTCCATGTCTGATTGATCAAATAATTCTAAAGGACGCGGATGACTTTGAGCTGAAGCAGAAAAGGGAAAAACACTAGATCCAGTAAAATGATTTAATTTATAATCAAAATATTTAAAAGTACTTAATAACCATCCTTTATTCATTCTAACACTATAACTTCCTGCTTCTAAGTCTGATTGAATAGATTCATCTAATACTTTAATATTAAGTTTAGTTCCTGTTGGAAAATCTTGGGTTATAAATCTATGAAAACTATCATATGGTTCTGTTTCTCTGTCTATGACTTTAACTGTTCTGTCTTCTTTATTAACTATTAATATTTTATTAATACCAACATATGAATGACCTTCTAATGTAGCATATCTTTTAGGATTTTCTGCTCCTCCTACAACAGTATTTGCTATATAAATGGCTGTTGTTTCTTTATTAATTACAGGATTTAAACCATAAGTTATGTCTCCTCCCCATACACTTTCAGTACTACTAGAAGGTATAAATTGAGCTAAATAATCATTACTTGAAGTATTTATTTGATCAATAAAAGGATCAATTCCATTATATTCATTTATTTTTCTACCTGTTAATTTACAACCTGCCCATCTTGGGTTTTTCCAATGTGCTTGATGTACCAAGGCATCATCAAATTCAGCTACAAAAAAATTACCTGCTCCTTGTCCTAAAGCTTCATTTAAACTTTGTGAATATATTGGTGCCATACTTTATTATTTAATTTTATAATAATTTCCAAATTTATAATAAATACTGGATTTTCTTCCTTTTACAACATTTCCTAATATTTCACTTGATGTATAAGGTTTATATTTAACAGGTTCACCTGATCTTTTAGCTTCTTGAGTAGTTGTAATTGTAATAGTTGCTTGACTTGCTCCTCCTGTTAATGTTGCATTAGTAATAAAAATTTTCAAATTATCCAAACTACTACCATTACTTAATATCCCTGTTATTTCAAGATCATTACCATTAACTATACAATCTGCTATGACTCCAAAGGTTTTTAATTCAGTGGCAATTAAATTCATAGTATTATTATGACTACTTGCAAAAGTTATTGTAGATATAGAATCACCATTTACCGTACAACTAAATTGATTACCTGTTACTAACACTCCACTAAATGATATTGTCATAAGTTGAGCCTTAGGTCTTGAATCAAAAGGGTTTATAGGAGCTTGAGCTGCTTGTTGAGGTTCATCTAAAATATAACTATTTACATCAATAGTAGTATTAGTTCCTTGTTCTACTCTATGAGATCTGTTGTTTATTACTTCAAGACTTCCTGTTGAAAGATCTTTTCTAAAATTATTTGTAGTAGCAACATTTCCTCCCCCTACAGTTGTTCTATTTTGAGAACCATTTGGTGGTATTCTATCATACTTAGGTCCCATAAAAGAATATATTTCATCTGCGGCTTCTCCTTTTACATCAGCATGTATTGTATTATAAGAACCAGATATCATTGTTTGACCATCATCTATAACTGGTAATTCTCTTGCAAATTTAGTTCTTTCTAAATAATGTGGTTCAATTAAAAGACCTGTTTTTAAATTGGCTTTCATTGGAACCCATTGTTCTATTAATTTAAATAATGTGTGATCTATATATTGTATTGTTTTAATATAATCCCAATAATTAAATCTATTAGGTACTCTTTTAAAATAATCATCTCTTAAATGTTTTAAATCTGTATAAAGAGAGGCTGTTTGGGCTGAAGGTAAAGGGGATCCTATAAAATCATCTAATCTAAAAGCCCCCATATTATAAATTATATGTTCATTTATTTCTGTTTGTGGTGAGAAAAATACTCCTAAATCTTCAAAATCTTGTGGTTGTCTGTCTAATACAGATACTTCAGATCTTCTTGTAGTAGATAAAATATCATCATCTATAGAACCTTCATCCATTCTAACTTTTTCACTTGTCATTGAAATACCAACTGTGTCTGGAGTAGGTAAATGATGAACTTCTAATACTTCTTCATATTTCATACCTGATATATTAGTTGAAATACTAGCTGTTGGTATATAATGTATATTAAAATTAGGATGAGAACTTGAACTGTCTATTGTTTGATCTGTTTCACAAACTAAATTACTACCTAAAGGAGCTCTAAAAATTAATTCATCATACGCTGAGGATGTAGTGTTACCTGCATATATAAAAGGATCTAAGGCTTGTATTTTTAATGTTTTTGGGTTTAAAATATCTGTGCTAGCTGATGCAAAATAATATCTTACTTCTTGAAGAGATCCTGTGTATGTTAAAGTATTTATTAAACTATAATATGTAGAACTATTTTTTTCAATACCACAAAAATAAGCAAATGTTGCTCCTTCAGAAAAAGCAGCTATATTATCATTTCCCCAACCAAATCTTGCTACTCCACTAGATAATCCTTCTAAATCAAAACTAGAAGTGTGGTATGTTACACTTTTTAAATGATTTGATTGATAAGCTCCAAATTTAAGTGTACCTTCATAATAATTATCAACAAATCCATCGTAGGTTTTAGAAGTATCTACTTCTCTTCCCATAAAAATATTCCAAAAATCTCCATTGTATATAGGAAAATTATTAGTTGAAGATAATAAAGAACTACCTGTGTATAAATCTAATTTACCGTATTGAATAGAATCTCCTGATGAAGATATATCATTTCCTATATAAGGGGTTAAAACTAAATGGGTATCATATTGTGGTCTACTTAGATTTTGGCCTGATCCTGATAAAGAAAATAAATGATATTGATTATTTGATCTTGTAGGTTTAATTCTAAAAGTTACTGTTTTTGCATTTTGATCATCTTTAGCAGTAGTAGTTCTTTCTGCTGTAAAAGAAGAAGACCATGCTGTTTTTAAGAAATAACCATTTTCACTTGAACTTCCATGTAATGCTAATGAAGATTTATCATAACTAAAACACTTATATTTTGTTTTGTCTTTTACAGGTCCTCCATATTCTTTAACATTTAAAACAGTTGAAGGTACTCCATAACAACTCATTAGGGCTCTTAAACCTCTTTCTGTTCCTTTAGTTTTTAACAAATAAGGTGCATTATGGTATAATCTTTTCCAAATTTCTTTTGTTATATCTCCTTTAGGAATAGATTTAGTAGAAGTTGTAACTAATGATTGAGATACTGGAGTATCATAATATAAACTTCCTGTGGTTCCTTCTCCTAAAATATATTCTATTAAATTAGCATTTTCAAATTGATCAAATGTTTCTAAACCTAAACTTTTTAATGTAAAATAAACTAAATCTTTTGATACCCCTTTTTTATGGTGAGTATCATTTATTTCTGTTGTGTGTTTTATATGAGTCCATATATGATCAAAATGATGTCCTATCATATGAGTAAAAGTTTTATAAAAACTATTATCTTCATTATCTACAATATGTTTAGGTACTAAATTTATTAATCCATATTCGTTTCCAAAATCAAATAAAGAAGCAGATAATAATTGTCCTCCATAATAAGAATTATTACTATTTTCACTTCCTAACCAAGTTAAAGCTTCAGAAGATGTTACTGAATAAAGAAGAGATCCTGTGTTTGTACTGGTATGTTTAGGCCAAGTAAATATATTGGATCCTGTTTCATAATATAAAAATTGTTCATATCCATCTAATCCTTTTATTAACTTTTCTTTTTTACTATTAATTAATTCTTTATTATTTAAAGCTACTTGAGGAATAATACTTGTAATACTTTCTATTTCTCCTATTTGTCTATCATATAATTCTATTAAACCTAATTTATATTCAAAGTTTTTTAAACGATCAAATGCACTACCAAAATGAACAAAATTTTCAAAATGATAAGGTACATCTATAGTTTCTGTGCTTGAAGATACAGGTCTTATATGATCATAATTTATTTGTGGTACTTCTTTATTTTCTAATTGGTTTAGAAGATGTTGATATGATGAAGTTACACTATAATTTAATAATTCATTATAATTTTTATAATTAGAGGGCATTGAATTATTTTCTCTAACATTTATTTTAAAATTAGGTCCTTGTAAAGGAATAACATCTGCATCATTTACAAATTCAGGTTCTCCTAAATCAACTGTTACAGTTATAGGATCTATAATTAATTCTGATATTTTAAATGTTGATTTAGTTGTTATTGAGGGTGATAAAGGTTCTAATAATTTTATTAATAATTCATGTTTATTAGGATTTTTATTTAATAAAACATTTATTCCTATAAAATTTAAATCATTTCCAAAATTTAAAATAATATCTTTAAAATAAGAAGATGTTTCAATTTCTGATATAAAAAGATTAATTGATTTATCAAATGAATTATTTTCTATATTTGGAATAATAGCTCTAATTTCTCTACGAGAAGGTGAAATTTCTTTAATATTAAATACATTATCTCCTTTTTTAAATATTTTATTTCTTTGAATATTTAATTTAATCTTATATTTACCTGCTATATAAGATCTATCATTTAATATAGCAATAGGATCTATTTGAAATGTAGGGGATACTTCTGGTTTTTCTCCTACAGAAGGTGATTTTGATTCTACTGCAGTTACCCATACCATTTGATACCCTGTATTAAACCAATAACCATCTGTTGATTTATTAGGTCCTGGGCTATATACTCTTTCTCCTGCTCCTTTTGCTTCTGGATTTACTATTGGAGGTTCTTTTCCTGTTGGAATTAAAGGAGTTGAAATAATTTCATCTTCTATTTCATTTAAAAAATATTCTGTAAAATTATCCTCTGAATATAAAAGATTATTATTAAGATCATATATATGTAATTCTACTGTGTCTTCATTTCTTCCAAAAGTTTTTGAAATTACTTTAGAAGTAACAGAATCTAGTTTAAATATTTGTTCTGAAGATATGTCTGTAATTGTAGCCATTATGTTAAAGGATTTTCTTCTAGATCATCAAATTGTCTATCGTCAAATCTATTTATTGTCATTAAATCTATATTTAAATCTTCTGTTTCATTAATAGGAGGACCTACTAATATACCTCCTATACAAGTTTGAGATACTAAGATTACAAATTCTACAGTAGGTACTCCTTTTTTACCTGCTCTTCTTTTTATTAATTCTAAAGCACCATTACTATTTATTTCTCTTCTTCTTCCTGAATGCATATAATATTGATTTCCATCATTTTCTAAAACTGTTCCATTTTTAAAAAAAGGGTGTTCATTTTCTATAGACCATATATCATCTTCTATTTGTTGTATTTGTACTCGTAATTCTTCTATGTCTGCTTCTTTAGGGTTTATAGGATAACCAGCATATTTTATACTTTCTTGCATTATATTAAAATGAGAATGTTTTTTTCCTTCTTTTATTATATCATAAAATAATAAATCATACATATTAAATAAATCATTTATTGTATGTTTTTTAGGAGCAAATTCTATAAATTCTTCATCTAAGTTTTCATGAGCTTTTGTTAACCCATAAATAGTTTTAGTTAATTTTAGTGTTTCCATATTATATTAAACCAAATTCATCCCAATATTCTTGTGGTATATAATACCCATTTTCATCTCGAGGAAATTTACGAGCTTCTGAAAAACTATAAGCTCCACCATAATTGGGTTTATAAAAATTATTTTGAACCTCATTATGTGATAAGCTATATATATAAATTACTCTACCATCTGATAAAGGACCATGACCATTATAATCTTTATTTAAAATTACATAATAATATCTATCTCTATAAAATCCTGTTCTGTTCCATTTTCCTAAATATTGATAATAAAGTCCCGTTAATGATGAGTAGTATATTCTTGAATAATTATCTTTACTATTATATCCTCCTCCTTTTCTTATAGTAGGCCCTATATTTTCACATCCATCACAATTTTTAGCTTTTGACCAATCATAATTTCCATTATAAAATGCATTTTTAGGATCACTTAGTACTTGTTTCCATATTTTTTGGTCATTAGAATTAAGTCCTGATTCCTCTCGTATTTTTCCATTGACACTTCCATATCGTCTTTGATCACCATAACCTAATGTTTTATACATTTGAGTACCATAATCACTATAAAATGGTTCTATATAAGCAGGCAAAGTATCTACAGAAACAGAAGTATCAAAAGGTATATTTACATATTTAGTAGGTGTACCTTCAGGAGTTTTATAATCAAACCTCATATATCCCTTCATATCAAATATACCATCTTCTTCTCCAAGAAGTTGTTGTTGAAGAATATTAGAATTAAGACCTAAAGTTGAATCAGTTATATCAAAATCAGGATTATCTTTTCTAAAATAGGCTTCTATAGTATCACCAGGACTAAATCCTCGAGATGTGTGTCTAGTACCATTAAGTACCCAGTATCTTACATAACATGCATCTCTATAATCATGAGTTGCTGAATAATTTTCTGGTTTAACTTGATTTGGATCATTAGGATCATCATATCCTTCTAAACAAGTTATTTCTGCTCTATAATAATCTAATATATCAGATAATGATATATCTATTTCTCTATCGGGACCAGGAGGTTTATTAAGATCACTATCATCATTTATATCTGCTCCCGTAGGTATATAATTTAAATCATTTACATGTAATAATTCTGTTATATCTAGATCTTTATCTCCTAAAAGTTCTTGTTTATCAACATCATAAAACATATTAGTAAACCCTGCTGCTTTTTTAGCTACTTTAAATGCATCATAACTTTTAAATTCTCTTTTCATTCCTTCATTCATAACCCACATAGGAAGACCTTGAGGAACTCCTTCTACTATTTCTGTATTTGCTCCATGTGTACGTAAAAAAGTGCCATTTGGGTAAAATAAATGTTCTTTAGGTTCTGGATTTTCTTTTAAATTAAATTCTTCGTCTTTTTTTTCTAATAATTCTAATAATCTTTCTAATTTTATCTCTAAAGGATCACTATAATTATTTACGTATTCTTGACTTTGTTCAATAAGAGAATGATGTGATTTTTCTCCTTTTTTTGGGATATTATAAAATAAATCTTTATAAACTTCAAAAAATTTAGGAATTGTATAATTAGGATTAGATTTTATAAGTTCAGAAAAAGAAGTATTCATAAAATCTGAGGATTTTTTGTTATTATAAACTTTTTTTTCTAAATTAATTATAGCTTTTTTATTTTTAATTTTTGATTTTTGAAGGGCCCTTTTTATTTTAGATAATTTATCATTTTTTAATAATGTTTTAGAAAATAATTTAGGTGAATTATCTTTAAATTTAGATTTTTGAATATTTTGAAATTTTTTTTTCATTATCTAACTACTTTAAAATGATAATCATTATCATATATAGTAGTACCATCATTATTTTTATGTTTAAATAAAATACGATAATATCTTTCTGGTTGTAAACCATTCATATATAATTTAAAATACATCCCTTTATCATCAGCACTCATTTTTGTAAAATCATCATCAAAAGGAATAACTTCTTCTTCAGTGTAAGCATCTCTTACACTATAAAAAGATGATGTTGTAAAATATCCTACGTTTAAATAATTTGATGTTGTTGAGAATGTTCTATTTGGATATTTATCTCTAACATGAATTCTAAGAAGAGCTTCATCATTTTGATTAAATTCTTGTTTATTTTTATATAAAGTTACATTTAAACTTCCACTTTTTTTAGATGTAGATTGTTTAGTATGTACACTATCATCCCATTTAAAACATAATTTTGGGGGATAAATTGTATGAGTGTCAACTGAAAAATATTGCATTTCACCAAAACTACTTGATGTATTTTCTTCTACTGAATCTGGATGTTTTATAATAAATCCATTATTATCTACACCTGTTGGGTAAGTATCTCCTGCAAATAAACTTGCTGAATGTTTTTGAACTAAACAAGTTACATCTAAATCTATATCTAAACTTGCATTATTTAAAAATTGCTGAGTTGCAGTAAAACAACTACCAGTATACCATTCTCCCCCTCCTTTTTCTAATCCACTTCCTGTTCCAACAGATCCTGTTGATCCAGGTGCAAAACTTGCTGTTCTCCATTGTGTTTGAGTTGTATTATTATCTCTATAAATCCAAGTTGCTCCATTTGAACTTGTAGGTAAATTTGAATATCTACCTGATCCTTCATGCCATGATTGAGAAACAAGAAAAGTTTGTATATTAAGTATAGATGTTATATTTTTTTGTTCTGTTGCAAATAGTTGGAGATTTGTTTTTGTTATTCCATCATTAAATTTAGAAGAACCAATTGTGTTTGAAATTACTGATTTAATTTCTTCATTTTTAAACTTAATAAGAATTCTTGAAGGATAATGTAATTGATTAGTACTTCCTCTTTCTTGTACAAGTTCTAAAATTTCATCTCCCCCTGTATTCATTGAAGTTCTATCAGGGTGACTATATAATGTTGTGTCTATTTCTGGAAATATTGAGTAGTATGCCATTTTTAATAAATTATTACTCGACCTTTAATGTCCGAGTTTGGATATTTTAATTCGAAAATACTTGGATCTAATGAAGGGTATATTACTCCTTTTTTAGTAGCTCCAACAAAATCATATTTATATTGTGAATAACCAAATGATACTCCATTTTTGTTTTTAAGAGTTACTTTTTCTACTGTTTGTACTCCTTTTACTCCTCCTATTAAATTTTCTATTTCAGATATAATAATAGGTTGATTTACTTGCCATTTATCTATATCAAAATGATCTTTTAATTCATTAATACAATTTAAAATTACTTCATTATTATTATAACTTTTAAAAGCTGTTATTTCAAAATCTAAAGAAAAATTAATTACAAATGCATTTTTTATATTAATAGCATCTGTTAGCATTCTAAATTGTTCTAAATAAGTTGCTAAATTAGTTTTTGTTGCTGTATTTAATGTTGTTAATTTTTTATTAGAATCATATCCTAAAGTATATAAATTTAAAGCTAATGGATTAGGAATACGATTAGGTTCAGTTGTTAAAGGAGATATTTGATCATCTTGTGTTATATAAGCTTTAGATATTCTCCCTAATTGTGAAGGCATAGATAAAGTTCTAATTAAATAATCTTCTTTTGTTACTGTTCTTTGTTGTGCTGCAAAATTAGCCATTGCATTTTGTCTTATTTCTTCTATAGTTTCTCCTGCTCCTCCTCCTCTTGCAGCTTCTGTATTATTAACTGCTACTGAACTATTTACAAAATTAAGCATTCCTGTATTTAAATTAACTCTATTTGATGATTTTATAGTTTCTATTTCTGTTATAGTATTTGCATTAACATTAGCTTCTAATCCTCCTCCTACAATATAAGTAATTGTTAATGTTGTATTTGCTGGTGTTTCTCCATAAGCTTTAGTATACAAAAAGTTTGAAGGATCATATGCTACATCTAATTTACTTCTTCCATCATTAATTCCTAATCCTATATTATTTGGATCTGGTACTATACATGAATCTGAATTAACAGTTGATCCTGGTCCAAATTGAATTTCTAATGTATTATCTAATTTAAAACGAGTTACAAATCTTTTAGGTACTTTTTTTATTTTTAATAAGTAAGGTGTTTGTTGATTATATGCATGTAAATCAGGATCATTAGCTGCATTATTTTTTAATTGTTCAAATGTAGTATCTTGAGCTAAATAAGGTACTTCTGTCCAATCATTTCCATCTGAATCTACTATTGTTTCAATTGATATTATATTTTTATCAAATAAAGTTAGTGTTTTAAATTGTTCAACATCATTAATAACAAACGTTTGTGTTTTTTTAGTTCCTGATACTGATTTTATATTCTTTTTTAATAAATAATATTCTGGATTACTAGATGTATCATATTGATATATATTAACTATTGTAGGATCAAAAGAAGAAGAAAAACCAAATCTTACATCATCTGTTGTATAAAAAGTAGCCCCTTCAGTTGAATTAAAAGTAGATCCTGCTTCTATATCTAAAGTATAACTGTAATCTGGTAAATATTCTCCTCCTATGTTTATAGAAGGAACTAATTGAAACATTTCTAAATTAACAGAAGCAGCTGATGTTACTTTAGGTTTATACCCTAAAGCATAAGCTAAATTATATAAATTTTCCTTTTCTTGTGCTAATAATAAAAAACATTCTCTTAATTGTGTGTCAGTATAAAAAGATAATACATCTCCTACATAAGCTGCCATTTCTAAGAACATCATTCCTGGATTACCTTCACTAAAATCATTGAAATTATTAGGAAAATATATTTCCGCAAATTCCATTAATTTATCTTTATAAGAATTATAATCTTTACTTAAATATTTTACATCCTTAGTTTGTGTTTTATTTGATATTTTATTATAAGCCATTATTGATTAAAATTAAGTTGTATTGCATCTGTAGTATTATCTGAATTAATACTATATATTATTTTTATAAATAATAAATGTTCATCATCTAAAAAATCAACTATTGTGTCCATTAATGATATTTCAGGTATATAAATATTTATTTGTTCATTTATTAATGTGTTTAAAGAATCTATATCTACATTTTGTTCAAAAAGATAATGTTTTAATCCTACTCCAAAATTTGGTTCATTTATTCTTTCACCTGGTTGAGTTAATAAAAGATTTATTAAATTAGCTTTTACTTGTTCTTTTAAAGTTTGAGTTCCTTTAAACATATTAACCTCATCTAAAGGAAAAGCAACCCCAATACTAACATTTTTGTTAATATCTAATGGACTTATTCTTCTTGTAGAATTTACTATTGGCATTTATTATCTTTCTTTTTTCTTATTTATTGCTTTCATTAAATCACTATAGTCTCTAGTTACTACATTTGCTACTGATTCAGGCATACCTGTTGTATCCATAGACATTGGAGCTCCTGATGCAAATGGTTGTGCCATACTTACTGGTGAATTTCCTGAATCTAAATTTGTGTCTCCTTGTGCTGTTTCATTTAATAAATCATTTAAATTATTATTAGATGTAAAATTATGATTTTTTATTGGTTTATTAGGTATAGGATTTGATCCCATAATTTTTTCTCTTAATACATTTTTTGATGTTTTAGGTATTGAATTATTAGGTACTTCTACTATTCTTTCCTTATGTTCTACAATAGTTGGTTTTAATTCATCACGTAAATCTTCTTTAAGTGTTTTAATTTCTCTACGCAACGCATAATCGATTTCTTCTCTAACTACTTTTCTGATTAGATTTTCGAATGTTTTTGCTTTCATGTTTGTTTATGTTTGTTAATAAATATAAAAATTTTTAAGGTAATGGTACAGTTTTTACTTCATAACTTGTTTGAAGATCATCTTCTGTTCTTATTAGCCTTTCTATTATTTTTGTTTTTCCATTTTCTTTAAGATCTTCTAAAAGATCATTATATAAAGTTGTCATTTTATCTCTTATATTTTTTGTATTTGTATCTGTTAAAGTTCCTGCTGCTGCTTTATCTATTGCTGCTTGTATTTGTTCATCTAATAAATTTGGATTTATAGTGCCTGCTCCACTTCCATCTCCACTTCCATTATTACTTATAGGAGATTGATCTGCTACATTACATTTTTTAATATAATTTCTAAATAAAAATATAATAAAATCTTTTAATTTTTGTATTACTGCTATTAAACTTTTAATGGCCATCATAACAATTTCCATAATACTAAATAATTTTTCTATTGCTTTTAATACTAAAGGTAAAGCTGCTACTATTGTTAAGGCTAATTTTGCATATTCTTTTACTTTTCCTAAAATTAATCTTTTTTTCTCCCCCATAAAATCAATTAATTTTCCACTAGCTGCAAGACCTGAAGATATTGCTAGTGCTACTTCACATGCTATTACTACTATTAATAAAGCTGGTACTAAAACATCTTTTATTATTTCTAATATTTTTTCTATTTTAGGTATTATTTTATCCCTTATTTTTTTTAGTTTTTTATCTATATTTTTTACTTTTGCTAATCCTTTTTCTGGAATTTTTTTAAGATTATCTAAAAGTTTAATAAGTTTATCATATATTTTTGTCATTTTATCTTGAGCTTTTCTTTCACAAGAACTAGATATAAGTTTTTCTTTAAGTTCATCTTTACTAGGTAATTTTTCTTTTACTTTTTGAACTTGTTTTGTACCTTGTTTTCTTAAATCTTTTTTAGCTGTATAAAGTTGTTTATCTATTTGACTATTTATTAGATTTCTTATTGTTGTTGCTGACATTTTATGCTATTTTTGTTATTTCACTTTTAAAACTTATAATATTATCTTTTAAATCTTGTATTTGTTGTTTTCTTAAAGACAACATACCTTGATTTGCAGGATTAGGTCCTGTTGGGGCTCCTGGAGCTGTTGTTATATATGCTACTTTTGTTACTAAATCATCTATTAATCCTTCAAGTGTTTCTAATAAATCCATTTGCCATCTATCTAAATGATCTCCTAATACTGCGGGTTCTGTAGGTAATAAATCTTCTCCATATTCTCTTTTTAGCCCTAAATAAATATTAGGAGAATTTATTACAACTTTACTTGCTTTATCCCCATCTTTTTTATCACTAGTATCAAAATGAATACTACCTACTGTGCTAAATCCTATAGCTTCTTTTGAAAATAATAAAATAGAATCATCTTTAGCATTAAATAATAATCTGTCTGAGTTTATTATTACTTGCTTTCCTTGATATATTTCTGGAGCGTCTGGTTTATAACTCATTTTATATTTGTTTTTTAGCGTAATCTATTAAAGTTTGTTGTTGACCTTCGTTAACATATGCATATGTTTCAGATTTATATATTACATTCATGTCTTCATCTTTAACTTCAACAGATATTAATCGTGAATCACTTACATTATAAGTGTCATTTTTATATTGTTTTTCTATAGTTATATAAAATCCATTACCATTTTCTACTTGATCAGCATTAGGATGTTTAGATATAGGAGGTTCTGCATTTTCAGATACTTCATTTAAGTATTCAGGATATGCTCTTTTTATATCATTTTGATATCCTGCAGCAGAAACAGGTCCCCCATATCTTTCATGTAAAGTAGAGTTATTAGAAGCTAAGGATGTTTTTTTTCTATTATTACCACTTTTATAAGATATATGAATCCAAGAACCATTTACTCCTTTACCTAATTCAGGAAATTCCCAAATCATCTGATCAAAATCAATTCCTTCATCAATAACCCAATTAAATAATTCATGTGATTCAAAATTATTAATACTTACTAAATCAGAAGCATATCCAAATGTATGTTGACTATCTTCTGCTCCTCCTATATATTCATTTAATGTTTTACTTCTATAAACTGAAGTTATAACTATATCAGGATATCTGTCTTTTATAGGATTAACACATTTATACATAAGATTATTTATATTTGTTATAATTTTATCTTTTTCATATTCAGGGTTATCTCCTAAATAATCATCTCCAGGGACATTACCTCCAATTTTTTCAGCTTCTTCAGGTCCACAATATTTATTATCATTTTTATCAAGAGTTCTTGAATAAATGCATTGTTGTAATGTAAAATATTTTGCCATAATTAATTATTAAATTCTTTCTCCTCCAAATTCATAATCTTCTATTGAATCATCTATTGTTTCTTTTATTCCTGATAATCTATTATCAGACATACCTCCTCCTCCTATATCATTATAAACATATTCTTCTAAAGAACCAGGTTTAGATCCTGGATCATCTTCTACTTCATAATATCCTAAATTAGTTCTTATTATATTAAATCCTTTATAAGTTTCTACTATGTTAGTTGGAGGTGGAGAAGGAGTATAAGAACCCCCCATTGGTTTATTTAATTCTTCAGCAGTTAAATTATATTCATTTATAGATTTTATTGATATTTCATCTAATTCTACTTCTGTGTCTTTATCTATTTCATTGTTTTCTGAAGGGGCTACATCATAATATGCTACTTCTTCAGGTACTACTGTTTCTTCGAGATTTTCTTCTTCAATTACAGGTGGTGGAGAATTTAATATTGGTTCTTCTTCATCAGATATTTCTTGTTCTTCTATTTCAGGTTCACTTATAATATTTAAAGGAGGATCTGTTAGTAAAGTATTTATATTTTCTGGTTGTACTAAATTTGCACCAAAAGATTTTTGATAAATAGAAGCAGGTATAAAACTTTTTAATCGTTGGTTAGAAGTTAAATATATACTAGAAGCATCATCATCTATATCTTCTATAGAGTGAACCCATCCTTTACCATCTGTATCTTCTAATTGACCATTTCTAATAATTAAAATAGGGTCTCCTGTTTTTCCTTCTTCACTACTCCATCTATTTTTGTTTTCTTCTAATATATCTTCACTTATATTAGTAGATCCAAAACGAATTGAATTACCAAATCTACCTTCTATTATTGTATCTCCTTCATAAGGTAAAAGAGGTTTTATTTGGATTTGTTCTTTAAAATAATTTCCTAAATTTATATCTGTTCCTTCATCTTCTACTTGTCTTACTGCTAATCCATTTTCTGTTTGTTTATAATCTTGTTTAGTTGAATCATCTGATAATCCTTGTATAGTAGGAAGAGCATTATGATGAGGATGATTCCATATATTTAAAATAGGAAAATAATAATTTGTAAATCCTCCCGTATTATATATATTTTTATCATAAGAAGACATTATTAAAACTATTTCATTTATTAAAGGATAATTTTTTAAAAATGAAAAAACAGGCCTAGCTGTATTATTTATATTTGTCCATAGATTTTCTAAAGGTATATTATCATCTAATTTAGTAAAAAAAATAGTACCTATAGCATCATATCCCCCAAATTTAATAGCTTGAGGATGTTCTATATTTAGAATAATATCTTTAACTCTTACAGCAACTTGTGACATTTTATTATTCTTTTGGAGGTTCTATTTGTTTTGGTTCATCAACTGTTTTAGCTATTTCTTCAGCTACATCCATTAATTGATCCATTTCTTCAGCTGTTAATAAACCACCATCACCTGTTGAAGCAGCACCTGTAGATAAACGTTGTACAATAGCAGCCATCTTAATTAATTGGTCGTCGTTTTTAACGCTGATTTCCATGTATTCTTTGATTAAAGGGACTACAACTGTAGCATCACCTAAAGATTGGACTAATGGTTTTAATTCAGCTATTAAAGATGCAAGTTGTTTTGCTTTTTTCTTTTGATTACCGTGAATTTCTTTTAATAAATCTCCAAAGGATTTATCGTCAAAAAGTATTTGATTTAATGAATCCATATTATTTTATTATAAATATGAAATTTTTAGACTTTTACATACCCTGTTTCAATAAATTCAGAGTAAAGTTCTTTATATAAAACTTTTAATTTTTTAGTTACTTTAGTAATAACAGGAGTATCTACTTCTGTTATTTCTCTAATATAAATGTATAGAGCTTTTTTATTAAATATTTCTAAATTTTCTCTACGTTTAAAGAGTATATTTATAGCATCACATACTTTTCTATCTTTTTCTTTTTTAAACATAGTAAACATATTTTTATCAATATATTCTGTAAGATAATCTATAAAATCTTTTATTTCTTGTTTACGCCCATCTCTTCCTAATTGACGTAAAACACCATCATCTTCATCCGCTGCTAAAACATCCACTTTTTGTTTTTTCTTTTGATAATTGTTATTATTATATAATATAAGATAATTTTTACCTACAATTGAAAAATAACTAAATGCTTTAGTACCTTTTTCTGGTTTAAAATAATCTAATTTTTCTAA